TATACCGTATAATTTAACTCTAAACACAAGGATACATAACCCATGACAGAAAGCACAGCAACAGCAACTAAGCCACAAGTTTCATTAAAGAGTCTTATGACTCCGAGCAAGACAGTTACTATGGACTACCCCCGATTTGACGGAATGACTGTAGATTTATGCTATCTAGCGCGGGAAGAGCTTGTGAAACTCAGAAAAAGGTGTCTTAGCACCAAATGGGACAAGAAAAGTCATCAACCAATCGAAGAAATGGATGATGATAAGTTTATTGTAGAGTACTGTAAAGCAGTTATAAAAGGATGGAAAGGCTTAAAATATTCATACTTAGAAGAGCTTCTATTGGTGGATGTCAGTGACCTTAATCCAGAGGATACTTTACCGTTTAATCCAGAAAACTCAGAACTGTTGATGAAAAACGCAACAGACTTTGATGGCTGGGTAACTGAAATGGTAGGTGACCTTGAAAATTTTACCAAAAACAAGTAGTAGAGATACAAAAACTACTTGAAAGGTTTATTCAAGAACAAGGTAACATAGACTTAGATAAGTATTTAAGGATATGTGAACAAATGGGAGAGGAACCCGATCCCGCCAGAATGCCGCTCGACTCTTCTGAATTTCCGGAGGAAGTCCAGGTGGCATTTTTTATGTTCTCTCTTTTATCAGATAACTGGGATGGTACGTCTGGTAGCTATATGGGAAAGGATTGGTCACATTGTTCTCATCTATTCAAAGTATATGAAATAGAAGATCCTAGAACAACAATGTTTTTTATGAAGACGTACGAAGTCTTATTAGTGAACTATAGAGCAGAGCAGGCTGAAGAAAAACGTAAACAATCAGAGCGCAAATCGCAGCAAGGGGGTAAAACATACACCCATAATGTAAGAGGATAATGGCTAAGAAAAATCAAGTAATGATCGATATTATTATCGATGACAAAGGCACCACTAAGCGAGTAGCTGTTGATGCGGGAAAGCTTGGTATACAACTTGACAAAGCTGCCAAAGCCTCGGAAAAAGGTGCGAAAGGCACTGATAAGTTATCTAAGTCAAATAAAAATTTAGATAGAAATATGCGTGGAACGGCCAAGATGGCTGGTAATAGTACAAAAGAATTCTCCAAAATGCAGCAAGGAATGGGGGGTCTTGTATCAGTTTATGCTACTCTTGCAGCTCAGGTTTTCGCAGTCTCAGCTGCCTTTCAGTTTCTACAAGGTGCTAGTAATATTAGGAACTTGATAGATGGTCAAGAGGCTTTAGGCGCGGTTACAGGAACCGCCTATAAAACTATTACGGCATCTATCATTGAAGCAACAGATGCACAGCTCAATTACAGTGATGCTGCAAAAGCTGCTGCTATCGGTACCGCTTCGGGGCTGACCGCAGGACAACTAGAAAAACTAGGTACAGTCGCAAAGAATGCTTCTTTTGCGTTAGGAAGGGATCTTACAGATTCTTTCAACCGACTTGTCAGAGGCGTAACAAAAGCAGAACCAGAATTACTAGATGAATTAGGTATTATTCTTAGGCTAGAGGCTGCCACTAAAAAGTATGCGGATAAGATGGACCTAAGTGTGGGGAGCCTAACTGCTTTTCAAAGAAGTCAAGCTGTAGCAAATGAAGTACTGGAGCAAGGAACTCGTAAATTCGCTATGATAGAAGCTATGATGAGTAAAGATGCCGCCGCTCTAGCCCAGTTTACAAAGTCCTTTGATGACCTTATGAATACTTTTAAAACTGGAGTTATTAATGGGTTAGGCCCCGTTCTTCAGTTTTTAAGTAAAAATACTGCTGCTTTAGTAGCCAGTTTAGCCCTTCTAGGCATACCCATACTTAGAGCAATATTACCCGCTTTTGATGAGTGGGAGAAGAAAAGTAAAAAGGTTTATAGAGGTCACGAAGAAGATGCTGCAAAATATATGGATAGCCAAATGGAGCAGGCCAAAGCCCTAGAGAAGGTTAAGAATGAAACAACTGGCTTGGCTGACGCCAACAAAAAAGTAGCACAAAGTAGGAACAAAGCTACAGACAAGGGAGGTATTGGTTTTGTAAGTGGAGGAGCAGGCTCTCCTCAGGCAAGGGCAGCCGCTAAGAAAGGCTTAGCACAGGCACAGGCGGACCTACAAAAGCATACTACCGTACAAAATGGTATCTTTAAAGGGTATACCGCAAAACAAATTAAACTAGCCCAAGACTCTTATAACAGACAAACAAATGTAGCTAGAAATCACTTTGAAAGTTTAAATAGATACCGTAAAATAGCGCTAGTAAAAGCAAAAATATACCATAAACAGCTCTTAATTAGCTGGCAGGGTACTATGGCCATGATGACAAAGTTCGCAGCAACGGCTGCTAAGGGAATAGATAAGGCTATGAAACTTGCAGGCTTTATTGGCATTATAATGATGGTATACCAAGCTTTCAAGATGGTTTACGATAAAATGTTCCCCATAAGCGAAAAAGCCCAAGAACAGCTAGATCTTCTTCAGGCAATGCAACTTAAGTATAAAGACTTAGGGGATGAAATGGAGAGGGCAGCAAATGCAAGGAAGAAGTTAACTGTAGGCTCGCAAGACGCTACAAACATCGGGCAGGTTATGCAAAGTGCAAATGTTGAAGGACTACTGGATCAGATCGATAGCCTGTCAGGCATGGATCAGGGTACAAAAGAGTTCCAAGAGATAAAAGCTACGCTGGAGCCTATTCTTTTTAACTTAACAAAAATAAATCCTGAGTTTACGAAGCTTTCCGGTTTAATGAACATGGGCAGAAAACTTACGAAAGACCAGCGTATCGAGCTGATTAAGCTTGCTGATGGCTATAGTGAGGTAGGACTTAAAATATCCAACTTACCGGAAACTATTGGTAAAGCTAATGAAGCATTTGATAAACTATTCTCTAACTTGGGCAAGTCAAACCCTTTAGATAGCTTTTTATCTCTTGAGCAAACAGCTATAGACGACACAGCAACTGACAGAGACGAGGCAGGAAAAAAAGCAGATACACTAGACGCGGCAGTAGCGCTTCATGTAAAAGGAAGGGATCAGCAAATTGCAGCAGACGACAAGTACTTAGCAAGCCTTGGCAGGCATAGAGCTGCAATGACGAAGCACTTTAAGTCTCTGACTGATGAACAACAAGCTGCGGTGAGAGCGGGTTCTGGGGGGTACTCAACCTTCGGAGGCCTTATGCGGCATGGCGAGAAACTTGAAATGGGTGCGATGGAAGCTCTAGATATTGAGGGTATTGATGATGCTAATAGAGATGAAGCTGAGCGCGCGGCGACATCTAGAAAAATCCAAACTGAGCAGGATACCATTTACAAAAGGAAGCTGAAACGCCACGGTATAATTTCGAAGTTAAGAGATAAACAAGTTATCGCTGCAAATGCAACAGCTAAGATTGACCAAAAAGCAACAGAGAATCTGGTACGCGGAGTCACTCTACAAGGGAAACTAAATAACCTCGTACAGAAGAGACTAATGAGTGGTAAAGCTGTTACTAAAGCGCAGGATCAACTCGACATTGCCATAGCTAGAAGGGATAGTGATGATAGAGTAGGAAAGGATTCTCTTCTTGAAAGGCAGCATAACGAGTTCTTAGTAACACAAGCGACGAAGCAATTATTGCTCGAGCAAACTAAACAAAAACTACAAGATAAAACTAGTAGAGCTAAAGAGCTAGAAGTAGAGCTGTCTATACAGTTGCTGGATATAAATAATCAGATAATACAGGCGGACCGACAAGCCGCAAGAGATAAAGCTACTAGGGAACATACCAAGAATCTGGGCGGACAATTTTACACAGGAGCGTCAACTACAGAACTAAAAGCTGATATAGCAACTAAGATATTAAGTGCCGAACTCGCAGCTAACGCGTACTTTGCGGCATATGAAAAGGAACTTGCTGAGCTGACTACGCTAGCAAATAACAGCCAACCAGAGTCTATGATCTACAAAGACGGTAGAGTGCCTCTTAATGCCCAACAGCGGTTAGATATTCACGGACAGACAGGCTCGAATACTGAAAAAGAGTTTGATACGTCTGAGAAAGCCGAAGACGATCTAACAGCAGCAGAGCGTAAGTTAGACCTTCATAATCAAACATTCGATATAAGTAGACGGGAGTTTGATAAGCAGCTAGAAATAGTAGCCATGCAACATGAAAGTTTTTCGTTAACACATAATGGTATGGCTGTACATGCGGAGATACTTAGACTAAAAGAGTTAGGTCTTGAGGTTGATCAAAAGCAGAAAGATGAGATAATAGCAGGACAAGTGGCTCTAGAAGATTCCCAAAGAATGCTTGCAAATAAAGAGAGTCTGAAGCAAAGTTTAGAAACGGGATTGGCAGGAGCTTTTGAAAGTATGATTACAGGAGCGAAAAATGCAAAACAAGCCTTTGCCGATATGGCCAGGTCTATGCTTGCTGCACTAGCTAAGATACTAGCACAAGAGTTAGCAATAAGAGCAATAAGATTTGCGATACCTGGCCTAGGTTTTGAGGATGGAGGAATAACACCTGTACAATCATTAGCAAAGGGGGGATATACTTCCCCTTCTAGAAGGTACGCGAGAGGCGGAACGGCAAGAGGGCCTCAATCAGGGTATAATGCAGTTCTCCATGGTAACGAAGCAGTGGTACCACTTCCCGACAATAGAAGCATACCAGTTACTCTGAATGGTGCCGGCGGACAAAATAATAATGTAGTTGTAAATGTTAGTATGGACGGCGGAGGCGGTTCCCAGCAAAATAGTCAGGGCGACTCGAACATGGCAGCAAACATTGGAAAAATGGTGGCAGGGGCTGTACAAGAGGAACTTCAATATCAAAAGAGATCAGGCGGGATACTTAATCCTTATGGAGCATCATAATGGCTATAGGATTTATAGTACCTAATATTACTACTTCCAAAGTTATACCTGATAGGTCTCTTTCTCAAAGTGCTAAAACTTCAGTGCGTGTTGCAAAGTTTGGAGACGGTTATCAGCAAAGAGTTGCTGATGGGCTGAATTCTGTAGGCTCTAGTTTTAGTCTTAGCTTTAATAATCGTACCAAAGAAGATATTGATGATATTGTATCTTTCTTTGAGAGTAAGAAGGGTGTAGGCTCCTTTAGTTTCACGTACCCAGATACTAATTCAACTACTACATATGCCGGTGCTCTAGTTAAAGGCACTACCCCCGGGACAGGCGCAAGTACCGCAGTTACTATGGATGCCACCCCGAATAACTTGAATATTTCGACAGGTGCAACAGTAACTGGTACAGGTATTGGTGCTGGCTCTGTTGTAACAGGTGTAACAGGTGTTAATGGTGCTAACGTAGTACTAAGCACCTCCCAAGATATAGTAGACAGTGTACTAACTTTTACTAATGCTAATGAGAGAGAAGTAAAAGTTATTTGCGCAGAGTGGAGTACTTCATACAATAACTCCTTATTTTATAACTTATCCACTACATTCCAAAGAGTATTTGAAACATGACAGACAGAATAGAATTAGTAAAAGACGCACAAGACTTAGAGGTAATAAGTCCTTTAATAGAACTTTATGAGCTAACTATAGGGAGTGGAACTAATAATAAGCTGTACTTTCATTCCGCTAAGGACTTAGATAATGGTACAGCTACTAATGACCTTATATTTGGGAAGGGTACTCCTGGAGGAGAGCAGACCTATGTAACTCTCCCTATATTTATGGAGGATATTGAGAAGTCTACCTCAGGTGCTATGAATAGGCCTAAACTAAGTATAGCTAATGTTGAGAGTATACTAAAGCAAGGCTCTGACTTTAAGACACAAATGGAAGATGGTACATGGGATGGGACAATAGACGGAGAGTTAATAATAGCTCAGAACTTTAGAATGGATCATTTAGTATGACAGCGCATTACTCGCCGCAGAACTCTCGAGAAGTATACAGGCGCAAACGTAGATGCCTACGAGTTTGACACAGAAACTTTCATAATAGATAGGATATCTTCAAAAAACCCTGTCTTCTGTGAGTTAGAACTAGCTTCTCCTGCGGATTTAGGAGGGA